TTTTTGTTGGTCCATCGACTACACCATAATGGTTTGTTTGTATAAGTTTGAAATTTTTATAAGTACCTGATCTTGGTACAATATTTCCTTGAAAATATTTTGGTAATTTCATAGAAACACCTAAATCTATTAATTTAAATTCAAATTTTTTAAGCGACACTGTTTCAGATGATCTTAAATCAATCCAATTACCGAATGAAACCAATTCGCAATTTTTGTTGTGTAATTTAACATAAATTTTACTCTTCATTTTCTCTTTCTAATTTTATTTTTAAAAATTGTTTTTCTGGATAAAATCCAATATCCACTAAGGAATATTTATCATTATTTGTTATATAAACTAAACCTGGTTGATCCATAGTATTTTTTCTAAAAAGATATATATCTTTAGTATCGTAAAAAATCGGTGTAATTGTTCCAGATATATCAGATAATCCATGTTCGTTATAAATTTCCTCAGAAATTATCATATATTGAGCAGGACCAATTCTACCATTAACTGCAATTGCACTACTACCAGTAAATATTTTTGACATTAACTTTCTACTAGTATTTTCTGGAAAATCTGAAAATTTAAATTTAAATTTTTCATATAATTCAGCATTATTACCATTAAAATTCCTTTCAGATAATTCTATGATTTTTTCTATAGCTTTTTCTTTTACATCATCTTCCGAAATAAAATCTTCACTCAATTCAACATTTTTACTAAAAACTTCAGGTACTATTACTTGACCCATAGTTTCGTTTTCTCTTGTTAAAGGGTTATCTAAATCTACAATAGTTTCTTCTTGTGGTTCATCATAACGAAAATCCACATACATAATACTACAAACTGGTGTAGGTATTTCTCTCTTACAAATAAATTCTAAATTTTCATTTGTTTCTTCAAATTCTTCATCATCCCATTCATCAAATGGAAAATTGTCTTCATCTTTCATATTTTATTTTATTTTATTTTTAAAAAACTTTCATTATAAGAATCAACCACACTATCTACACAATATTTCAAAGAATATTTACTATCCTTATCTATCATTTTTATATAACATAATTCGACTAAAGATGTATACGATTCTAATCCAGATTTAACATACAATACCTGTGAATCGTATAAAATTCTTGCAAAAGGTGTTCCTTTGTTTTGATGCCACAAAATTTGTCCATCTTTTTCCACTGATAATACCAATGATATCGGATCAATTGGATTTAATGCTATTACTTTATCATTATCATCGTAAATTTTTTCATATGCAACATACCCATCAACAAGTATATGTTTTATTACTTCTTTATAATCTACAAATTTATTAGGTTTAATTTTTTTAAGAACTTTGTATAACACTTGGTTTGTTAATTCAAAAATATCTTTTGATATAAAATGTTGTCTTCTTAAAATTTTTCTTTTTTCATTATATGATTTATCCATATAAGGAATTTCTTTTACTTTTTCATTATCCATAGTTGTAATTTATTTTATAATTAGGTGATTTCATTGGTTTTACACTTACCAATTCTAATCCAATTGATTGAGCACAAATTTTCATTTCAATTGGTAAAAGAAAAGGTGTATGAGTTCTTCCGTTCCAATACACCCTTTTCAATTCATCAATTATTGAAACATATGAATCAATATTGTTCATTATCCATCAGTAGGATTTTCTGGTTGAATTACACTACCATTTACCACACTATCATCAACTGATAAGCTTCCACCCCATAATTGGAAATCTTCACTTAAACGTTGAACCCATACAGTATAAGCATTAAATAGTTTAATTCTTTCACCAATTTTAGTTAAAAGTGTTAGGAATGCATAATGTTGTTTATTTATACCTTTCACTTTATACTTAGAAATTAAGTGGTAAAGAATGATTATGTTATTAACATTAATGATAGTTGGAATTTCTTCTACATCTTTCGGCATAGATTTTTGAATTTCTTCTGCTCCATCTAAATATTCTTTCCTAACTTCTTCCATTTGAAAAATTTCATTCTGATCATATTCTAATTTATGTTTTAGAACATCTATCATGAATTTCCATTCATCTTGAGTTAATTCAAAATTGAAATCCATTTTATTCAAATTCTTTTGATATTCGTTAAAAAGATGTTCAGCAATGATATAGATTTTATCTTTATCAGCTTCTGACATACTTTTAACATAATCTGAATTCACCTCATATTTTTTCAAAATTGCAAGTAACTTAGCATATCCATTATCCATCAATTCTACATATTCTGGACTTAGAAATGTTTCTGCCGTTGATTTAACAACATTATCAGCTTCCTTTTTTTCTACTAATTCCTTAGTTTCTTTAGGTTTAGAAGAATGTTTAACAAAATCGAATGCAGTTTCGATATCGAATTCTTTATCAGAATCAAAATCAAAATCAAAAACATCATCAGATGTTGTAATTTCATAATCTGTATTATCAATATCAAATTCGCCTTGTGAATCCTCAATTACCAATTCTTTCATTTCTTCTGCAGAAATTCCTTCTTTATTCATAATTAATTATTATTTTTTACTTTTTTAGTGAATAAAAATATTCTTCATTCATATTACCACAATAGACACCTTCTAATGAAATTCTTACTTCCACATGTCGTTCACGATTTATCAATTTTTTGATTTCAGTAATTTTATAGGTAGAACCTTCATTCCAGCTACCAATACTTTTCTTACACATCACAAACTCATCTAGTCGGTAATTGTTATATTCATTCAATATTTCTATACTCATAGTTTTTTATTTATTTTCTTTATCTTTTCTTTGTTGTTCATACTCTTCTTCTAATTTAAGAGCATCTGATACTGTTTCCCAAGTGTGTTTATCAACAAATCCACTATTCACATTAATCTTTGGATTAATGACTTTAATTGTTCCTTTTTCATAATTAAAATCAATTCTATCATATTCCTTTTCAATTAATATCTTTTTTGTTTCATCATCAAAATTATCATAATATTCATCATTCACCACTACCATAATATCTGAATTTAATGCTGTGTCACAAGCATACATATCAGGAATTTTAGTAAATTTGATTAATTGTTTCTGTTTAACATTTGCAACATACTTAAATGTTATATCAAGTGGTAGATTAAAATCTTTTTCTACATCCTTTATAAATTCTACAATATCTCCTTCTAATTCCAAAAAATCTTCTTTTGCCATTTTATTTAATTTTATTTATTTATACTATATACAATATCTTATACGAAAAGTTTTTTAAATAATACGAGATTTAATAATAATGATAAAATTAACATAACACCAAATGGAATCATATACCACACATCCCAAAAACCAATGGATAATCCTAAAAAAGAAAATATAGAAAATATCCTATTACCATTTACCACTTTAACCACATTAAACAACCTATAAGATAATATTACAATTACCAAATTCACATCAACTCTATCTACATTAAATATTCCAACATATTCAACAAGATTCTTTTGCATGAAATATCTATCCAATCTAGTAATTGTTCTTTTAACTTCTTCGTCAAGATTTTTGTAAATGTCTAATTCGGAATTTTTATATTCCTTTAAAACAGTATACTTATTTTCAGGTAATGATACTCTTGTTCCTAAACGATAGATCTTATCTACTTTAATATCAAAATCTTTTTCTAATTCTTCTCTATTAAGATCAATTAACTTCCTATATCTAATATAGTTCAATATGGACTTAAACATAAAAAATACTTTTTTTAATATATATCAAGAATTAGAAATTTGTTTAATAAATTGACTAATTTATTGTAATGAATCTGGAACAAATGTTTTTAATCTATTTGGTGAATTTATAGTTTTAGATAAATCTGTATTTCCATCAATTGATAATAATACTTGTTTTAATGATTTTATTTCTGTTATTAATTCATTAAATTTTTCTTCTCTTTGTTTTTGTTCTTCTTTATCTGTTTTAGTAATAATTTGTGTAGTCGTAGACTTGATATTTTCATATCCACCTTCACCCATTTGACCAAGTGATATTATATCCTTTAAAACATCTTTTCTATCATCAATAACATCTATAAATTCGTTTAATTTTGATTCATCAACCAATGACAACACCAACATACTCCCTGAAAACTTAGATAAATTGTCCAATACATCTGTATTAACATCTTTTAAAGCTTCTGCAACGTACTTGATTGAATCAGCCAACACTTTAAAATTATCCGAAGCATCACTTATTTCTGATAATTTTTCAAATGATTTAACTATATCATTTGTATTAGATAATAATTCAGGAGATATAGATAGAATAGTGTCTACCACCAATTTCATTGATGATAACCAATCACCATCAATTGTGTTCCATTTATTATTTTCACCAAGTGTTTCATTAATATCATTTATAGTAGAAAATAAATTAACTAAACTTGTTCTATCAAATGTATCATAAGTCGCCATATCAATAAAATCTAAAGATTTTACTAAATTTTTAACTATTGGAAATATATCTTTAGACCAAGCAATTGGTAAACTATTCCATTTTGATATCTTTAATTCTTCATTTACTAATCTTACACTTTCAAACATACTAACTAAACCTATTCTATCATCTGCATCGTATGTTGCCGCGTCAATATAATCTAAAGATTTTACAAGATTCTGAACTATTGGGAATAAATTTTTAGACCAGTCACTTGGTAAATCATTCCATGATACATTTAATTTTTCATTTACTAATGACATACTATTAAACATACTAACTAAACCTATTCTATCATCTGCTTCGTATGTCGCATCATCTATGTAATTCAATGTTTTTACAAGATTTTCAACAACTAAATATAACCCTTCAGCCCATTTATTTATATCGTCATTAGGTTTTCCCCAATCTTGATTCATATAAATAGCAACTCGTTTTAATCCAGATATAATCAAAATTGCTTCTTCTCCAAATTCATCATTATCAACACCAATATCATCTAATGTGTTCATTATATTTGAAAAAGCACCCAATGCCATACTAACACCAGTTGCCCATTCTTCCGATGGGTATCCACCAGATTTATTGACTTTATCCCAAATTGGGTCATTCATTTTTTTAGCAATAGCTACCATACTTCCTGCTAAATCTTCTAAAGGACTACCTGAACCACCACCTATTTTACTCAATAAACCACTAATTGCTTTTCCTACCCCAGCACCAACTTCCATCGCTGAAAAAGCTATTAACGACGCACCGACGCCAGCTGCCCATTTAACATCTGGATACTTAGCATTTGCCCAACCTTCCCAATTTAATTCTTCTGCAACAGATTTCATTGATTTTGCAACAGATAATAATGGATTTTCACCTTGACTTGTTCCAAATAACCAATCCCCAAATTTATCCAACAAACCAGGTGAATTATTAGCAATCGCCTTTGTAAAACTCATAAGTGATAAACCAACCGATTCACTCCACTTCATAGGTGGAAATGATCCCCAATTACCTTCTGATAATTTTTTATCAACATCAACCATTGTTTGAGCAATATCATTAACAGCGGATAATCCAGCGGACACACCAAATCCAAATGTAGCAAGTGCAAATGCACCTAAAACCACAGTAGCAGTACCAAAAACCAATAACGCTTGACCCACACCTTTTGACCAATCAAGTTTTGGAAATTTATTCCAACCTCTAGGGGATAATAATTTATCTACTTCCACCATCAATGCAGCTATCCCAATAACCGCAATTAAACCTAATGCTAACGCACCAGCACCTAATCCACTAATCGCAATAAAACCTAAAGCCGCAGTAGCCGCACCAAATATCAACATACTTAACCCAACACCCAACGACCAATCAGTAGATGGATATTTACTATAATCTCCCTTACTTATTATCCAATCAGCTAACCATATAGTAGGAACAAGTAATGCCATAGCTATCATACCTTGTATCAAAGCATTCTTAGGTAATAATCCAAGTAAAACTGCTGAACCACCAAATACCACCATAGATAACCCAACTTTTAAACTCCATTGATAATCTGGTACATTACCACTATAATCACCTTTTGATAATACCATAGATGATAATGCCACAATACCAGATAAAGTAAGTATCGAAAATCCTCCCTTTATAATGTCTTTTGTACTTACTTTGAACTTATTAATTAATAAAATAGTAGGCATCATAACCAACACAGATATCCCAACAGCCAAAGATGCTTTTAAAACATCCAATAAATCTATATTTCCATTTACTAATTGCAATACCCATGATGATGCAACTATACCCAAAGCTATCGCTGGTAATATTATTGGTAATAACAAAAATTGTGATGTATGTTTACCTTCCATTTTGGATTCTTTTAAAGCCTTAGACATAAAAAACAACGAAGCACCCATAGCTATCGATACTACTAATATCGAAACACTTTGCATTAATCCAATTACTGGCATCTTTGATAATATCATCCCAGAACCCAACAAACCAAGAGCTATAGCTGGTAAAATAATTGGTAATAATAAAAATTGTGAAGTGTGTTTACCCTTCATTTTAGATTCTTTCAACGCCTTAGTCATAAAAAACAATGACGCACCCATAGCAATTGATACAACCAATATAGAAATACCTTCCATTAATCCAATTGTTGGCATCTTTGACATTATCATCCCAGAACCCAATAACCCCAATGCCATTATGGGTAAAATAGCAGAAGTCATCATAATATCTCCAGATTTTAACTTATTGTCTTTCATTGACTTAGTTATCATAACGAAAGAATATGACATTGCTACCATACCAGCAGATAAAGCTATTACAGATAAAAAATCTACTTTGCCTATCAACTTAAATGCTAACCCCATAGCTAACACCCCACCAGCTATCATACCAATAACAGATATACCATCTACAATTTTTTTCTTATTATCTGAATTAGATATTTTACCAAAAACCCCAGTTTCCTTACTTTTTTTGATTTCATCAATAGATTTTTTAATATCACCTGTTGATGATATTAAACTTTTCATATCTTTCTTAATTGATGTTAAATCTTCAGATATTTGAATAATTTTATCAGGCATACTATCCATAGCCTTATCTATAGTATCAGTATTGTTTTTATCTATATCCGATTTAAGGATTTTTACGACATCACCTAATGCTTCGGTAAAAGCATCTAATTTTTCTACAAATTCTCTATCTACTGCCATTGAAAATTATCCGTTTTTATTTATATAGTAAGATAGATAAATTCTGATCTTATTTTTAAATATTACTTAGTTTCAGATTCCTTTTTCTTTAGGAATTCTTCTTCTTTCTTTTGTAATTCCTTTTTTCTATTGTTGATTTCTATCTGTTTTTTCTTCAGGTCAATAGTTGTATCATTAACATCTTTATCTAATTTTTGAATTTCTTCTTTAGATTTATCTTCTTGTTCATTTAGGAATTCTTTAAATCTTAAAACCATTTTATTTAATTGTTTTTTTTAAATATTAACTTTCATTTTTCCTATATCATATGCTACAGTTTTATCAAAAATATGATATACATGAGATATGTTGAAATTATTATTATATCCTGTATCGTCAGTAGCATCTATCAATTTTTCTAAAGCAGGATACATTCTTTCAGATAATCCTTTATATGTTCTATCTCTATTACTTGCACCATCTGGGAAATAAACCTTTTTATTTTGATCAACTGCTTTAGTTATTTGAGTTACTGTTTCTATTTTTCCATTCAATCTATAGATTTTATTAACCACTATGTCTTCATCTTCTTTTTCTATATGTGTAAAGTAATAGAATCTATATTTATCTTCATCCATTTTTCTTTCTACTAAAACAGCTTGTACATCTTTAAATGGTGCAGATTTTGCTTTTGAATTAAGTATAGCATCGTAAACTAATTTTTTATGTTCAGCACCCTTTAAATCATCATCTATTTTTTTACCTATTCCTTCAGCATTTTTACGAGTATCTTTATTTTCACCTTTAGATGCTAAATCATATGGATTTAAATTTTCTACATTTAAGAAACATTTAAATTCAGCCAAAGTTTTACTAACCATACGATGCCAAACTCTATCTAATCCTGTTGTAGCATTGTTTCCAGATATTCCACCACCTTTCTGCGCAAACATTTTTGTAGAATCTGTACTATCAGTATGTTGTATTGCTGATAATATAGAATATTGTATAGCGATAATAGCATCAATATTAACATTAGATGTTGCGTCTTTTTTTAAGTCTTTACCTTCAATACGTTTTATTTTTCCACCTTCACCTTCTATGCACACATGATTACTAAAATATTCACATAGTTGATTTGGTTTTTCACCTTCAAATACAGACCAATCTAATTTGGTAGCATCTCCTAATATTTCAACTGGGGCGAATCTTCCAGATGTCCTTGTCATTTTTTTTACTTTAGATCCAGTTTGTTTACTATGTCTTAAACTTGGTATATCATTACGTTCATTTAACACATCACCATAAAAATGATAACTTTCATTTACTTCTATAGATTCTAAAAAATCTATCAAATTATTTGTAGGACTATCTTCAGGTGTTCTTTCTAATTTATTTAATAATAACTCTCTATTTCTTTTGAAAACTGGACAATCGTTATAACCTTTCAAAGATTCAATACCATTTTTAACTTCCTGTACTATACCTTCATTTACTTCATTTTTACTTATAAAATCATATACTTTTGATAATATTTTATTAGCCTTAACTATATCCAAATTAGTTATCGGTGTCATATTGTCAACACCTATCCACGATCCCCCACTTCTCCCAATATTATAAGTTGGTTGATAAATAGTTTTATCTTTACCATCTTTTTTTAAAATTTTCTTTTCAACTAAAAAAATTAATCCCGCATTTGGAGAAATCACCTGTGGACCATTAGGGTTTTGTTTATTTTTAACTTTCGCATTTGGATTGACTTTATAATGAAACCAAACAGCATTTGAATTTTGCCCTTGACCATCTCCTTGACCATCTCCTTGGTAATTTCCTTGTCCTTGACCATCTCCACCACCTTGTTCTTCTGAACAATCTTTAATTTTTGGTTCTAACTTTTCCCATGTTCTTAATACACCCATAGCCAATTCATTTCTAAATCTTTTATTATGTAGATATAATTTAGCATAATTTTTACCCTTATTTAAAAACTTAAATAATGTGTTTACTCCTCTTCCCAATAAACTTGTAGAAAAATTAGTTGCATTTGAAGCGTAATCTCTTGGTAATGCTTCTTCCAATAGAATATCTATTTCTTTGTATTCTTTGAATTCGTTAAATGTTGTAATGTTTTTTAAATCCATTTTAGATAGTATATTTTTTATTATATATTAAAAATTATAATTCAAAATATAGGAAATGAATTTAAATCAATTTTTGAACTGGTGTACTTGGTCTATCCATTAATAGTTCTTCACCTTCACCAGGAATATACGTATATGAAGCGTTTAATTTATTGTCATTCCAATTAACAATCTTATATAATTTATATAAATCATTATAACTCATACTATCATCATATTCTACTCCTAATTTAGAAAGTCTTTCTATTAATACTGTTTTCTTTAATTTAGACATATTTTTTGATTAATATTTTTTAATATATATAAAAAAGATTGGAATCAAAAATATGGATAAATACAACACAAATGAATTTATTGAAAAGTCTATTAAAATACATGGTAATAAATATGATTATAGTTTAGTCGTTTATAATGGAACACGAAATAAAATTAAAATTATTTGTCCTGAACATGGTATTTTTGAACAAATTACAAATAATCACCTAAATGGTAGAGGTTGTCCTAAATGTGTAAATTGTGAAAAAATGAATAATGATATATTTATTAAAAAGTCTAAAAAAATTCATGGTGATAAATATGATTATTCCTTAATCGACTATAAAAATAGAGTTAATAAAATTAAAATAATATGTTCAGAACATGGGATTTTTGAACAAATCCCATATTCACATTTAAGAGGAAATGGATGTTTAGAATGTTCTAATCTTTCTAAACAAAAACTACAACTAAAAAAATTTATAGATAAATCTAATATCATTCATAATTATAAATATGATTATTCTTTAATCGATTATAAAAATAGTAGAACTCCAATTGAAATTATTTGTCCAATTCATGGAATATTTAAACAAATACCAAAAAGTCACACAAATTCAGGTTGTCCACGATGTAATGAATCCAAAGGTGAAAAGAAAATAAATAACTATTTATTAAATAATAAAATAAATTTTGAAACTCAAAAAACATTTAAAAAATGTAAATATAAATCTTTATTAAAATTTGACTTCTATTTACCAATTTTTAATTGTTGTATAGAATATGATGGAGAACAACATTTTAGAAAATATAGATTTGAAGAAAATAACGATAAATTAAACATACGAAAAAAACGAGATCAAATTAAAAATATATACTGCAAAAACAATTATATTAAATTATATAGAATTAAATATGATGAAAATATTATTGAAAAATTAAATATGTTAATTCTAAATGAAAAATCTTAAATATAGTAATATAAAATTAATTCTAGAATATTCTGAATTTAACCAATATCAAATGGATATAGGAGCACAAAACCCACTTGGTCCAGCATATGGATTCGCCACCGATCCAAATTTATCTATATATGGACAAGATTCAGCTAGCCCTTATGTTGATTATTATTCAAGAACTGGTGGTTCTATATCAAGATTAAAACAAATAGCTAATTCAGCTATGAATGATATTCAAACATCTATTGAATTATCAAAACAAGATAATTATTTAGACGATATTGAAAATTATTCAGACTATAAAATTTTAAGAATATTTAAAAATGATTCACTCCATTTAGATATATTTATATCATTTAATTTCAATGATGAAGAATTCTTTGGTGTATTTAAAAATTTCAATTTTTTCTCTGAAACTTTTTTACAATCTGAAATGTTTACAGATGGTAGATTTAATTATATGGATTATGAATATAGACTTAAATTAAGTGCTTATATGAAAAACATATTAGATAATTGGTTCAGACCGAAAAAAGAATTATATACCAACCTGAAACAAGATTGTCGTGTTAAAAATGATATGGGTACTGTTGTTAAATTAAAAGAAGGTAGTATAGTTGAAATCAAAGGGGTTGATATGGAAAAAGATGGAACACCATATATTATTATGAAACAAAATGATAAGAAGTATTATTTGAAAAATAATGACTACTACTTCTTTAATTACTGGTTCGAACCAATTTAAAATTAAACAATTAAAATGCATCAAATATATGAACATTCAAAAAATGATCCCATACCTGAAATAACAAGAAATGATAAATTAGGTATAATTTTATTGGGGGCACCTGGTATTGGTAAATCAACATTCGCTAAAAACTATATTTTAAATAAAAATCAAAATATTAAAATATTTTCAACTGATGATGTTTCATTAGTATTTACAAAAGATCCTAATAGATATAAAGAAGGTACATCAGAATTAAATGTTAGAAGATTGAAACTATTTATAGAATATGGAAAATCATTCATATATGATACAACAGGAACACAAAAAGATAATATTACCAATATTACAAATTTATCAAAAGAACATAATTATACTATTTTATTCATTCATCTAATGGGCACTAAAGATTTATCTTTAAAACAAAATAAAAAAAGAGAAAGAAATGTTGATATTGATTTTATAAATTTAGCATATGAAAACCAATTTAAAAATATGAAATATTTTTCGGAATTGAAACCTGATAGTTATTATATCGTTTATAATCTTGATGGGAAATATAAATTCATGAAATATGATGGTAAATTATATAAAAGAAAAGTTGATAAATATGTTCCACTAAAAGAAAATGGAATAATAAAATTTAATGAACAATTTGATTTTGATGATGATGACTTTGATTGGGATGAAGAAGAATTTAAAAAACCAAAGATTATTAAACCACCTTATGGGACTAAATTCAAAGTTGGAGAAAGAGTATTTCATAAAAAATATGGTAAAGGAACAATTTTAAATATCCGTAGTAGTTGGAATATATATGTAAATTTTGATAAAAATTTACCAGATAGTATAATGAATGATAGGGAAATGAATCACGCAACTGGATATGGTTGTCCATATGGACATGGGTGGTATGTACAAAAATTTGATTTATATAAAATAATTAATGAATCATTCGACTTTGATGATAATGATTGGTTTATACCATTTGATTGTGTTGATGATATAATTATAGAGAGTTTTGACTTTAATGATGAAGATTTTGACTTCGAAGAAGAACAACCAAATGAAATTAAAGTTGGTGATATTGTGAGATGTAAAAATAAAACATACCGTAGAACATTCAATGAAAATAATGATGGAATATATACAGAAGGAAAATTAACATCTACTTGGAAATATGATCATACAGTATCAATGATTGATAAAGATAAACAAGGTGTAAAAATAATGAAAATAATAAAATTTTATCCCTGGTATATATGTGATGATTGGTATGTCGTTTAAGATTTTAACTTATTCTTAACAAGAACTTATCACATTATTTTAACTTCATTTTCTTGGAAATATTTATATCTTATCACAAAAGTTTCTACATCATATGGTTCGATTTCTACAATATTATTTATAAATCTACCTATTCTCATTTCTTGAATACTTTGTTCTACTTCTTTGATATCGTTTTCTTTATCTTTATAATATTTTAAAAATTCGTTTTCCATCCCATCTATTTTATTCTTTTTAAGAATATGTAAATATTTAGATGTTGGCATTATCTTAACATATCCAGCATTTTTAGATATATCAACATAACAAATTTCACATTCTTCCTTAAAATCCATTAATAGATCAGATGCTTTAATTCTGTTATTCAATACAAATTTAAGAAAATTTTCGGATAAATGTAATTTGACTTTTCTTACTTTACCTTTTTTATTTATCATTTCACTTAGAAATTCAAACATTATTTATCAATATTTTTTATAAGTAGCATCATGGCTTAAAATGTCTTTAAAATCTACATAATATTTTCCATAATGATGTCTATATTTTTTGGTATAATGAGGTATTAAACATCCACTAAATCCATAAACATATATATAATCTTTATTGGGATAATATCTTTCAAAATCATCATATGTGACTTCATTCCAGTCGTGATGAGCACACCATAAAGGTTTTTTACTTTTAACATATTTACCAAATTTAGTTTGTCCCCATTTTCCATTAGATAACATATCTACAAATTTTTTCCAATCTTCTCTATAAACTCTAACACTTTGTCTTGACTCTTTTATATGTTTAAAAGGAAATTCATCATCATACACCCATTCATATGCTTTCTTATAAACAGGTATTAATTTATGCATTCCATACTTTTTAACATATGAACCTGCTCTCAAATCTATATTTTTATTACCACCATAAGTACTATTAAATCCTATACATTCATCATCTTCTAATGCATCAACTACTGCTCTATCTATTATAAATTTCACTAAAATAATAGGAGCATCTGAACCAGCAAAACCACTTGTGTTCATTTCTATTGTAAATGGAATATTTTCATAACTTAAATCAAAAGTTTTTAATTCTTTATATTTAATTTCTTTATTCGTAACTCTGGATGATAATATATCACGTTTACTATATTGACAGGTATACCCATAAACTCTATCAAATTCTTCTTCTTCGAAATCAAATTCGTCTTCGAAATCAAATTCGTCTTCGAAATCATCAAAATTAATTTCATTAATAAATTTATTAAACCTTTTCATAATAATTATTTTATTTCATTACTTCATTAAATGTATACAATGGAAATTCGGTTTGTCCATCTATATTTCTTGTAGTTTTTATATCTCTACCTTTAACACTTTTTCTAACTTTAAAATTTCCAATGAATTCTTTACCATCATATAATTTAACTGTTCTATTAACTGTACCTAAAGCACCTACAATAGCAACATGTTCATTTTTATTTATATTTTTCATGAAAGTCATCTTCATATCTTCTGGTTTCTTTTCATAATCAGAAGTGTATTCATTATCAAATGGCAATGCTAAATTAAAAATTGTATCGGTTGTTCTTGCATCTAATTTTACTATCCCACCTAATTCTTCTTGTCCTATTGTTTGTTTTTGCATAGTTTCTAACTTACCTGATTTAACCAAAGCATCTTGATTTCTTCTAATTTCATTAAAATCTGCAGACTTAATTAATCTTTCGGTCATTACCCTATCATTCATCTTATATCCCTTTGGTATTAATCTATAAAAGTCACCAGTGAACATCATTGATTTAATATTTTTAGCTTTAAACAATCTCCATTCTTTTGCAACATTTCTCTTTTTAGATACAGACCAACCTGTTAAATGCCAACCTCTAATTAACATATTACCAGTATTTCTATTAACACCAATAACCATTGGATATATAACTCTTTCTCTTCCACCTTTCCAATTATCTTTATCGCCATTATAATTAATCATTATAACTAAACCATTTTGAATAGCTTTAACCATTAATCCCTGATCAAATTTTACTCTTTGGTTTACAGGTAATCCTTGTATCAAAGACGCATCTAAATCTTGGGCTTCATTAATTACATTACCTCTACTGTTATATTTTCTTTTATTTAAAGGAATATTCTTTTCATTGACAGTATTTCTTATTGTATAGAATTCTCCCTTTACCTTTTCAGGTTTATGCTTATTAAAATTTAAATAATCTTCACTTCTTTTCATATTATATTATATATAAATTTTAGATTACCAGAATCATATATTCTATAAATTCCTCTATCTAACATTATTTGTTTTTCAGTTTTTTCTTTAGAATATCCTTCTTTCATTAATTTATCTTTTCTGTAGTTGAATCTATAATGTCTAATTCCATCAATTATATAATAATAATTAGGTTTTGTTTTGCCCTGATATTCAAACCCTAATTGTTCATATAAATTACCATTACTCCATGACATATCAGCATATGTTGTTATTTCTTTTGGTTGAAAATTCCTAACAAAATGTTTAAATAATTTATTTGCACCGCCAACTACATTTGTATTTAGTTTGGAACAAAATCTTAATAACTCATATTCTCCTTCTTCTGAACCCTTTTTACCCATTACAACCCTTCTTTTTCCGAATGTCATTAAACTAGTCAATTTATTATCATAATATAAACCTAATTTTACTTTACCACCAATAAATCCTTGAAGATGGTTTTTATTTAAAAATTCTCTAACTATTTTATTATCAGTTATTTCTCTGATTTCTGTTTTTCTGGCATATATCTTATTTACAGATTTACCTAATTTATTTAATATCACAGATTTAACAATATCTTGTTTATATAACCAATCATCTTCATAAATATGAATCAATTGAATTCCTTGTTCTTCACATAATTCAGTTTTATTTAAATGATAATTATTTTCTTTATTAATTTCATTGTGCCAATATAAACCATTAAATTCAAATGCAAGTTTTAAATCAGGAACATAAATGTCAAGTTCTTTACCTAAATGTCTATCATTTAATATAATATTAGTGTAATTGTCTTTAATAAAATCTTGTAATTGGATTTCTAAACCAGATATATTTTTATTAATAGGATTACATATTGTACATATTACAGTATTTAATTCCTTTCTATTGTAAAATAAATCATATGATATATTATAATTATGATTAATACATACACATTTCAATATCTTTGTATCGTAATCAAAATCTATTATTTCATTATATTTAGATTTTAATCTAAATAAAGAAGATTTTTTTAAGGATTTTATTTTTTTTATTTTAACAGTATCAATTTTTGACACATTATCTACA